GGTATGTGTGAATACCACAAGCCTGACGGTAGCCGATGCTGCGCTCCCGCCCAAGAGATCCAGCACGTTATACCGAAGGGGCGGGGCGGCACAGACGATGTAGATAATTTGGCCGCCAGTTGCGTGAACTGCCACCATTCCGTGATAGTAGATGGGAGAGCGTATATGGGGCATAGGATTTGGGAGGTGAAATGATGTGGAGACCTGAAGGATGGGTAACAAAGAAGCCAGTAAATTATGTTTTACATTGTTTTGCACCAGAAGAATGTAGTGCGTCCTTCTATGAAGCTGGTGCGGATGCCATGCTGAAGTGTATCCGCAATAGGTTTGAGCAACACCTTAATTGGTTGGATAGTCGGCGAGAGCATGCTTCTGCCAAGGCATTGACGTATCTACTTGATTCAATAGCTGATCCTGATGAGGAGGGATAAATGGAAGGCCAGGTACACTTCATAATCGGAGCAGGACTGGGAGGGATAGCACTAGCATCCTCATCTGATCCGAACTATACCGCCGCTGCCATCATGGGTGCTATGACACACCCTGTTCTGGACGATGCCAATGTCGGGAAGTACGGGGTTTATCACGGACTAGGTGAAGGGGCTTCGAAGGTGTGGCTGTTTATCTTCTACAGCTTGGCCATCTTCGCAGGAGCGTGGCTAACCTGGCATCACCCTGGAGTCGGAATGTGCGGACTGATAGCATGGCTGAGTTACGACCACGCCTGGGGAGTCCGATGGGCACAGAAGCGGTTAGGGAAGCGGGCCACGTATCCGTCCCTGCACGGGAAGTTTATGTTTCCCGATTGGATGCAGACACGATGGGGGCTGATTCCTAGGTGTGTATTCTTGGGGTTATTTGTTTGGATGGTGATGTTATAATAGGAGGTGAAACATGGAACACTGCCAACACCACTGGGACATAGAGGGAACCAATCTACCGGTAGCCCGTGCCGTATGCCTTAATTGTGGCGTTACAACCGAGTTCCGAAACACCCTGACATTCGAGCAGGATGAGGCAATGCAGACTAAGCGAAGGGTTACAAAGGCAAAGGCACAAACGGATGTGTAAGAATGGAAGCAAATAGAGAAATAGTCTACTATCTCAGCCAGTTAGATACCGACTTTAAGTGGCTTGAATTGTACTATCTATCCGATCTCCACTATGGTAACCCATTCTGTGACGCAAAGCGGTGGCTACGAGGGCTTGATTATATTAGAGATACAGCCCAGGCTCATGTTGTATTAACTGGTGACCTATGTGAGAGTAGCCTACGAACATCGAAGGGGGAGATTTATAAGCAGGTTGGGACACCCCAGGACCAGAGGGATTGGAATATCGAGAAGCTATATCCTATCCGGCACAAGATACTCGGTATGTGCAGTGGCAACCACGAGGATCGCATATTCAACGAGGTTGGTATTGACATCACCAAGGACATAGCCGAAGCGCTCGGCGTTCCCTACGACCCTGATGGTATGTATCTCAAGGTCTCGTTTGGTGACAGAAATAACTGGACTCAGGGGAGACCGTTTGTCTACTACTCTGATTCATCACACGGATATGGGGGAGCACGCACTAAGGCGGCGAAGGCAGTCAAGGTAGAACGCCAGAGCACATGGCTCCATGCGGATATAACAACGATGAGTCACGATCACGTTGTTAATGCTGCCCCGGACATATTTCTAATGCCTGATAATAGAACCACCCCTCAGAGAAAGGATGGCAAACTGACAGGATTCCGGACAGGCAAGGTGGTCGCCCATCGGAAATCACTGGTTAAGACCAATGCCTTCCTGAAGTGGGGCGGATATGCCAGGAAGGGTGGCTTCCCACCGAGCGACCTAATAACCCCTATCATCTGGCTAGGCGGAGAGGAAAAACCCTGGCCTGGTCCTAAGTCGCCATCTATGGAACTACGGAAAGAGGTAAGGGTGGTGGTATGAAGCAGTGGGAGATGGATATGCGTGCCGAGATCGGTAAGTCTCTCAAGCCGTTTGGTATGTACGGCATGAAGGACTTGATACCCGGAGCCACCAAGGAACTGATCAGGACTGCCAGAAAATACAGCCCCCACCTACTCAGGGAGAGGGCAAAGGAAAACGGGAGTGACGCTCAAATTTGTGAGCACTGCCACCAATTATTGAGTGATGCGATGAGGGAGGAATAATGGACGACGAACTAAGGAAAGTTGTATCAAAGGCGCTGTGTGGGATGTCTCCCAGTGAGAAGGTTTGTGAGGGCTGTGAGTTCTGGCATGACGGGCAGTGCGCCGACCCACAGGTTAAGAAACTTCTGACCGCTATCCGTAAGCTAGGTTATGTGAAGAAGGAGGCATAATGTGTTTCTGTGGCTGGTGCGGCGGCCTATGCGCCATAGCCCTACTGGGAATCCCCTGGATTATTATGTGGATTAAGAGAAGGAGGAATGGATGGATAAATCGACGAAGGCGATAGCGGACACACTGGGCTCAATTAAGAATCGCTGCCTGATAGCCGAGATAGTTATTGAGCGCAATGAGATATTACTGCTCCCGACTCTGTTGGAGGATATTTTTGAAAATGCGCAATGGCTCGTGGATGAGTTCTGTGTTAAGACTATTTCACCAGACGGCGAAACCCTTTAATAGCGTGAAACCTAATTAAAGTATGGTATGGTAAGATGCTGAGTATACCCCAGGGCTTCACCAGATGCGTTTTTAGGGGGGTTCAGGGGTTTTCTGGTACGATGGTATATCGGGATGAAATAGAGGGTAGAATTATGGAATGTGACACTTACGTTTACACTTGGCACGGACTAGCTGATGCAATGTCTAACTATTTCCGTCTCCTGATAGAGGAACGGACAGGGGAGACATCGGGAACAGGAGAGTTTTCAGGGAATGCCCGCTTTGTGAATGGGGCAATAATCAAGGCTGATATTGACCGGGCAATAGACAGTATCGCCCCTCATAAGGGCTGGCTGAAATTATCATTGGCTACGGATTGGGACTATTTAGTTAGAGGTTTACATCCGATACAGAGGGCGGTAATTGACCATTTCATCCTGGGCGGATCTATATCCCTCGATGCGATTATAGGGATGAAGCAGATGTTGGAGTTTCTGAATTGTGACGCTACAACTGATGAGGAGACAACCAATGAGTGAGATAAAACTACAAAACGAGTTTGAATTCTTAGGCGATATCCCCAAGACCAGCTTGAATCTCAGGGATAAATATACCGAGCCGCCATTCAGTGTTCTTGATTCCCACCAAGGATCGTGGCAAAACAGGAAACAAGCATGGAAATCGTTAGGGATAGAAGGAGAGATAGGCCGAAAATCAGAGTTGTGCCTAGCTCAATCAATGAATAAGTATGATTATCGCCAAAGCTATACTGGCACATCTGGATTTGACGAAGTGTTAGCCGAGTTGATGTGCCGATGGTTCTGCCCAGAAGGAGGCTGTATCCTTGACCCATTTGCAGGTGGCCCTGTTCGCGGTATTGTGGCACACTACTTAGGCTATCACTATGACGGCATAGAGCTAAGGCAGGAGCAGGTAGATAGTAATCAGGAACAAGCCCTAGATATACTCCCGCTAGACAACCAGCCTCAGTGGTATGTGGGAGATAGTAACAAGGTGCTTGACAACAAGTGGCTGCACAAGTTTGACTTCATACTCTCGTGCCCGCCCTATGCTAATCTAGAGATATACTCCGATCTTATTGATGATATTTCCAATATGGAATATCCGCAATTCCTTGAGATATACCGTAGTATAATACGGAAGTCATTGGCATTGCTTGGGCTTGGTAGTTTTGCCTGCTTTGTAGTAGGGGAGATAAGGGACAAACAAGGCTATTACTATGACTTCGTAGGGGATACAAAGAGAGCCTTTATTGATAATGGGGCAAGGTTATACAACGATTGTGTATACCTAGAGAATGGACTTAATACTGCTGCTATGCGAGCCTCTAAGCAATTTGAAGCTAGCAAGAAGCTAGTTAAGATTCATCAGAATGTGTTGGTATTTAAGAAGGTAGCATGAATCACCTTGACACTCATGCTATAATATAGATGGGTTGAGTATTACTACACCCTAATTTTATTATGCCAAGAAAGAAATTACCTGACGAATCTGAGGAAAAGCGCCGCTTTCTGGATTACTATTCAGAGGGAAAGACCTCGATAAAGGCGGCGACTCAGGCTATTGGTATACCATTTTCCCGTGTCTACCGCTGGAAGAAACAAGATCCCACCTTCATGGATGAGCTGGAATCTATAGAGCAGATGTTTGCCGATGAGGTTTTATTCCAACTCCGCCTAGCCGCAGCAAGCATCACCAATAAAGCATCTGTAACCGCAGCTATATTCCTGACCAAGGGCAAACGCCCCGAATACAAGGACCGCACCAATACCGTGAAGGTGAGCGGTGAGCTATCGCTGAAGGATAAGTGCAAAGGGGGGAAATGAGGGAATCAGGGAATATAATTGATCTCACATGGAATCCCGATATCACACTACCAATACTCGGAAAGTCGATTACTGTTGCGTATCCTGGTAGAGCGTCAATCACAGGGAGTATAGAAGAGGTATCATATTCGATTGACGAGGAGGGCTATGTTATTTGCAATATGAGGGTCAAGCCTAACTAGTTGTAGCGTTACAACTGAGGGGGAATTGTGATCTCCGATATCTGCCCGATACTGACAGTCGGCAGGGTAAACTCCCCGGTACAGTGCATCCGAGAGAACTGCGCCTGGTACAAGAAGGGATGCCCACGGCACAAGGCTCAGAAGAAGGCAAAGAAATGAGTTGTAACACTGCAATTACGAAACTCAAATCCCTATTCAAACACTCCCCCACAGAGAGAACCTTTCGTTGCACAAACCCCAATTGCAGAGGCCCAAACGTACACACCAACTCCAAAGCCCATATCATAGTCTGTCAGGAATGTGGTTACCCAATGAGTCAGATAGTATGAGTAGTTTAGTAAAGCAGCCCTGGGAGATGACGCGGAGAGAGTGGCGCGAATATGCGTCATCTCTATCAATGCCTGGGCGGAGAATGAGCACTATCTACGAGGATGACCAATTTCACGAGGATTGGATACGGGCAAGATTGCGTGAAGGTAAACCCGTTCCCACTAAGGTGATAGCCGAATATCCTGAGTTGAAGACAGAGACTAATGCGGTATAGCAGGGAGATCGGATGGATAGGAAGCAATACGGGGCAGCAGGAATGTGGAATTTTGTGGATGGGGGAATAGTAGTATGTGCAATGATTGGTTAACTAATGCACCCTACTGGAGCTGGCACACTATTGATGAGAAAGAGGTATCTGCGGTAGTGGATACTCAGGGAAGTGCGGTTGGGTAGATAGGAGGGAACTATGTTGAATGGTGATCGATTCTTGATTGGCGTAGGTATTATAGTGGCAATCGTTGGTTGTGCCCTTGGGAGCTTCTCGATTGGGCTAGCGGCATTAGGGCCGTTACTATTAGTTGCCATGGGTGTATTTGATCGTCGGAGAAGTATTAGATGATTAGGATAGCGGGAACCTGGGAAAATGAGGCTGGGTGTAGCAACGCCCTTCCTGTCCGGCCCGAAAAAAGGGGCAGTCGGAGATACACGTTACCGTGTAAGAATGCGGCAATCGACTTCCGCATTGGTGAGGTTTAGCTACGGAATAACTGAGTCTAATAGTTATTATACTCAGTCTAGGCACGGATCAGGGGGTAGGGGTTGGATCTTCTAACGGTACTTAAGGGAGGTCAGGGGGGAAGGGTCGGTACATGTATATCAAAACTAAAAGGATAGGAGGGGGTGATTATGAATCCACCGAATATCAAAGGATGCCGAGGTGTCAAGTGTCCGTATCTGACTCGTTGCACGGATGCGGGTAGTCTATGTAGTGGGTGTGCCAATAACACAGGTAGGCGGTCTTATTACCGGGAAGACCCAATAGATTATATTCCCTACGTCCCCTATGTTCCGTATCAGCCTTATTGGGTTGATACGTGGGGGGCTCCGTGGAAAGTAACCTGCGGGGATTCCAGTAATATCGAGTGTACTAGCTACTACAGGGCTGGGGATTCGATGTGAACTTTACATTATCACTCTCCAGGCACTGCATGATGGCCTCCGCCCTGGTGATAAATCCAAGGCGGCATATGGGACAGATTAGGCACGGATCGAGGCTAATTCTTGAGGGCGGATATGTCCTACGGGAGCCATAACAAGATATATTGGTGAATTCTAGTGGCTGGTGAGGGTCGCCCTGTCTCCTAGGAATGGCGGTGCGAGGTCGAGGGTGGGTATGATCAGAGTAACCGGCTCCTAGGTTCACCGATACAGGAGGGTGTATGACGATCTGGAAACTCAGGCTAGCGGTACTCCTGGGCTGGAACGATACCGATAGCGGATGGCGGATGCGGGAGACTCAAGGGCAGGTTACCTATTATTGGGAGGTAGGATGGATGAGGAATTGAAGAAGGTTGCCCTATTTGCCGCTAAGAAGTTTCTGGAGGCCAACGGGTACTACGTGTCCCGCAAGGGGGAGATGCTTATGATGGATGGGATACGGAAGATAGAATACGAGCCATTCACCTACAGTAGCGGTGGAACTACCCCTTACGATCCTGCCACGGGGAACGCTGAGTGGAATACTGTATGAGATGCTGTACAAGCTCACCAGGCGGGCTTTCTACACAGACAGGTGGCACCCTCAAGGGCTGGAGGAGTTCCCTGAGGGGATGATCGTTGTATGGGCAGAGAGGACAGAGGATTGCCTGATTATGGAATACTGGGAGCCGGTAGAAGGGGAGAAAATGAATTGTGTCGCTACAACTCTGAATCAGAAACTGGCTAAATGGGCAGGGTTCAAGTGGGTTAAAAGAGGAGCCCCATGTCCTTGGGATAATGGAGCAACTATTTATCAAGTCTATGGTTGGGAACATCCTGACGGTAGTATCAACCTAAACAGTATACATACTCCCGATTTCACCACTTCTCTCGATGCCTGCTTTAAGTGGCTGGTGCCGAAACTGCAAGGATTTAGTGAAATTCAATTTTATCATTCAGAAAGTTGTGAATGGGTATGTTACGTACAACTTAAAGATGCGGCCAAAGAGATTGTAGCCTCCACCCCATCCCTATCCCTCTGTAAGGCCATAGAGAAACTGATTGAATGATGCACTACACCCATCCGCCGACGTGTCCTGAGTGCGGGGCGGATATGAGGAAGGTAGCAGAACTTGATGGGGTGTTAATTCGGAAACTTGAGTGGAAGTGTCCTAACTGTGATGAAGGGGGAGAATAATGGGTAGTTACAAATCAAAAGCAATCGACCAGGCCATTGCAGGCCAAGAGGCAAAGCGGGTTAGTGATGGGTTGTTAGTGGGATGTTGTAGCCATATGACGATAGGGCCGCGTGATCCTAGATGTGGGGCGATAAAGGGACACCCTTATGAATGCCCTTTCGTGGCTGGGTTATACCCTGAACCCTGCACCGTTGAGGACGAAGGTAAGTGTCCACGCTTGAATCCATCGCAAAGGAAACACATATCGCCGCCACCTCCCCCATCAGACGACGATGATCTCAGTATCATCTGCCAAGAGGGGTTTGGGTTCAGCTGGGAATCACGCCTATTCAACTGGGTATTTAGGAGGGGAAACTAATTGCCAAGCATGACCCTCCCGCTTTCCTTGCCGATAACTTCAAGGTCAAGACGTGGGAGAAACAGGACGAGATATTATACTCGGTGCGGGATAATGAGCGCACCACTGTGCGGAGCGGGAACGCCCTCGGCAAGACGTATATCGCCGCCGGCTGTATGCTCTGGTTTTTGTTCGATTATTATCCCAGTATCGTCCTGACAACGGCCCCGACCTACCGCCAAGTCAGAGATCTAATCTGGCGGGAAGCTGCCCGGATGTATCGGAGGCACACTAACCCGGGCGGTGAGTTCTGGCTACCGACAACGAGATTAAACCTGGAACCTGAGTGGTACGCCTTGGGTTTGTCGAGCGATGAGCCTGACAAGTTTCAGGGATACCACTCTGAGAACATACTGATAATCGTCGATGAGCCTTCGGGACTAGACGAGCAGATATTTGAGGCCATTGAAGGAATCATGGCAGGCGGTAACGCTAAGTTACTGCTGATCGGGAACCCGATGTCCATGAGTGGAACATATCGGGACTCCCACCTGGACCCGACGAAGGCGCAATTTTACAACCAAATACACATCTCCGCCTTTGACTCCCCCAATGTCAAAACGGGAAAGACCGTCATCCCTGGCCTAACTACTCAGAAGTGGATGGACGAGAAGAAAGAGGACTGGGGAGAGGACAACCCCCTCTACAGGATAAGGGTGCTGGGGGAGTTCGCCGAGCAGGGTGTTGATACCCTGATTAACCTCGACTGGATCAACCAGGCGGTCAAGCGGTACGAGCAGGACGATAAGAGGGAAGGTGACAAGGTGATGGGGGTAGATGTGGCCCGCTTCGGCGACGACGAGACGGTATACGGTATCCGCCAGGGATCTCGCCTATTTCAGATGCAACACTGGTCCAAGTGGGATACCATGAAGACCGCCAACTGGCTGAACCCGATAATCACTACAGAAAGCCCGGGGGCAGTGCTGGTTGACGTTATAGGTATAGGATCGGGCGTAGTTGACCGCCTCAAAGAAATGGGTCACAAACGGACGGCGGGGATTAATGTCTCAGAGAAGGCGAGGGATGATGCTAAGTTCGCCAATCTGAGGGCAGAGATATTCTGGCAGCTTCGAGAGCGGTTCCAGCGGGGAGAGATTGAGATACCTAGCGACCCGAAACTGGCGGCGCAGTTGGCCGGATTGAAATATGAGTTCGATAACCTCGGAAGGCTCAAGATGGAATCAAAAGAACACATGAAGGATAGAGGCATGAAGTCACCCGACCGGGCGGACATGTTGGCAATAACGTATATGCAGAAGAAGAAACGGTTTGGTTTTGGATGGGGCTAAGAGATATCCCAATAGAAATCCTACTCTACCTCTGGACGAGGGATGCCTGTATGGATGTTGATACTGAGACAGAAGGGTACATTGAGAAACAAATACAAACAATAATGACTGTATTATCAGTTACCTTTAGTGATGGTTTGCGATTAGCTATGTGCCAACGAATAGTCAAGAAGTTGGGAGCATAGCTAATGAAGTGTTGCTCTCGATGTGGATCAGTAGTAAATCTTGAGAGGCATCACATCTTGCCCAGAAGTGAAGGCGGGGTTGATGATACTAGCAACGAGGAAAGCCTTTGTAGGGCTTGTCATGATTATGTACATGCATGGCGATTACTAGAACAAGCATTAAGCTATCAGAGGAATCGTCGGCAACTAGATCGCATCAAATCCATTGAGCACCGTTTGAGCGTCCTTGAAAATTTGAACACACCTAAATTGATACTGGACAGGCAAACGTATTTGAGTTATTGGGTGGATGTATCAACTCACTATTTACCCCGTATCAAATACACTCAACGTGAGCGAGTTTTGAATAGACAGATTGATTCATGGGTTAAGCAAGGCAACATAAAAGCATTGGGGGAAATGGGATAGTGACCTAGCCTATCCTATAAAGAAAAACATGGGGATAAAGAAATACCTTAAAGGGTTAGTCACCAAATCTCCCAAGATGAACTATGTCGGCGGCACCTCCTGGGGTATGCCCCCCGATGCTAACACATCTATGCTGGGCGCATACAATCAAGTGGCGACTCTCTATGCTATCGTATCCCGCATTGCCATAGGCGTGGCAGAGAGTAGATGGCGGCTATTTGAGGTCTCCAAGACGGGAAAGCGGAAGGAGATACCGACACATCCGTTACTAGACCTACTGAAATATGTCAATCCCTTCCAGACAGGCTTCGAGTTGTTTGAATGGGGACAGATATTTCAAGAACTGGCGGGGCGTAACTACTGGGTAATGAACTACAACAAGGGCGGCACTCCCGCCGAGTTATGGATCGCCGAACCCAATAAGATGAAGCCTATACCCGACCCCAAGAAGTTTATCTCCGGATTTGAATATACATCAGGGACAGAGAAGCAGATACTTAGCACCGACGAGGTAATATTCTTCTACACACCCGACCCGACCAACGCCTACGGCGGGTCAAGCGCGGCGAGGTCGGCCGCCACCGATATAGCGGTGACGAAATATGCCAGGTTGTTTCAACAACGGTTCTTCTTCAACAATGCGGAGCCGACTGGGATTATAACACTCCCAGACCTGGACGAAGATGATTTGAAGAAGTTCGAGGCGGAGTGGAACAAGAAACACAAGGGATGGTTCAACTCTAATAAGCTAGCAATGGTCAATACTGAAGTGGATTATAAGCGCACGGGCGCAACACATAAGGAAATGGAGTTCTGGAGGGCAGATAAGGGGAACAGGGATGCCTTGGTCTTTGCCTTTGGGATGCCCCTGTCCGTTATGGGGGTGAGTGAAAATGTTAATAGGGCCAACGCCGAGGCTGGAGAATTCCTATTTACGCGGTGGGTTGTGCGCCCAAGGCTGGTGCGGATACGGGAGAAGTTGAACGAACAACTAGCTCCCAGGTTTGGCAAGGGACTGGAATTAGATTTCGATGAGCCGGTTCCTGAAACAGATGAATTGAGGTTGAGGAAAAGTGAGGCTGGAGTAAAGTCCGGCTTCCTTACGGTTAATGAAGCAAGGCAGACGATGGGATACGATGCTGTTCCCTCCGGCAACGTGTTCCTGATGCCGCTGAATGTCGTACCTCAGCCACTAAGCGGCGGGTTCTCCCCTTCCCCGCCGCCCGAAGAAGAACCTGAGGCCGAGGAGCCGAAGGGTTTGACATATAAGAGCCTGTTCAAAGAGGAAAAGGACAAGGAATCCTTCTGGAAAGCCTATGCCGACAAGGCGGAAGGCTACGAAGAAAAGCTAATACCACGCCTCCGTGAGATGTTCGGCAAGCAGGAGAAACAGGTATTATCTAAGTTGTCCCCCGGCATGGATGTTAATAACCTACTGGACCAAGACAAAAAGTTATACAAGGAATCCGCTACCCCCGTACTTGCGGAACAGATGGTGGAGGCGATAGACAATGGTGCGGACCTCGTTAAGCCAACTAATCCCCACAAGGCTGCCCCTGATTATGAACTGGGCGATGATGCGGCCAAGTGGCTAGATGAGAGGGTCGCATGGGCGGCGGCTGAGGTAGGAGAGGAGACTGCACGGCTACTGTCAAGCACGCTGGTAATCGGCATTGATGCAGGCGAATCTATGAAGGAACTGGGCAAGCGGGTTGAATTAGTGTTCGACAACTGCGACAAGGCCAGGGCGCTCAAGATTGCCAGGACGGAAACCATAGCGGTGAGCAACGAGGGCGCACTATTGGGATATGCGGATTCGGGTGTGGTGGAAAAGGCGGAATTCTACGCGGCGCTGGACGAGCGTGTCTGTCCTGATTGCAATGCTTTACACGGTAAAGTGTATAAATTATCAGAGGCGCATGGGGTTATTCCCGTGCATCCAAATTGCCGCTGTGTGATGTTGCCCGTAGTATAAGGAGAATATAGGGGTTGCCCCTGCCAGGGCGAGAGAAACCAGATGCAACCGTGGGAGAATGGCAGCACTGCCCACGGCCAAGATACTGAATCGGTAAGGCGGGAGGCTCGCTGGTAGCTCCGTTGAGTGTGGCATCCGAATTAAGTGGAGCCATGCTAAACCCGCTAACCCCTATTTCTATATGGAGGACTTATGGAAAGAGCAGTATTCGCTACTAAGGTCAAGGAGATTACCAGTGAGGACCGCACCCTGGAATTCCTGGGGTCTACCGAGTCCCAGGACAGGGTAGGTGATATAATTGTGGCCTCTGGCTGGAAGCTGGAGAATTACCGCAAGAACCCCGTATTCCTGTGGGCGCACGACTACCGCTCTCTCCCTATCGGTAAGGCGACGAAGGTATGGAAGGAAAAAGGCGAGTTAAAGTTCCGTATCCAGTTTGCCGATGCTGAGACATACGAATTTGCCGATACCGCCTATAAGCTCTATAAGGGCGGCTTCCTCAGTGCCGTGAGCGTGGGATTTGAGCCGATAGAGCATGAGGATATTAAGGATGCAGAGGGCAGGCCAACGGGCGGCTATAAGTTCAAGAAGCAGGAGCTTTTGGAGCTGTCCGCCGTGCCCGTACCCGCCAATGCCGAGGCACTGGTAACGGCACGGGACGCAGGGGTGATAACCGTTAAGGAATTTGACACCTGCGAGGATGTGTGGTGCAAGCTAATAAACAAGCCAGAGGAGGACGAGGTTGTGATTGTCCGTGCCACTGAGGACGACCCCACCGAGAATACCTACAGCCAAGCGCAGATAGGCGATGAGCTGGATTATATGAAATCCATTATCGAGGACTTCGGGTTGAATGACGATAACCTGATGCTCCTCGTTGATATTGCGCGGATAGCGGGGGCCGACATCCCCGATGAAATAGACAAGGCAGGAGCGGTATTGAGTAAGAAGAATAAGGATGATTTGAATGAGGCCAAGCGGCGGATTGACAGTGTGATAACCTCTGCTACTAAGCCAGAGGACGAACCTAGGGAAGATGAGGAGGAGGAATCAATGCCCAAGTCTATTTGGGACTTGGCAGGAGTACGGATAACACCGTAAGAACGAAACGAAACCACATAGGCCACCTGGAAGGGTGGCTTTAATTTTAGGAGGAAAAATGCCAGATGATGATCTGACACAAGATGCGGCTATGGATGTCATAGCTGATAAGGTTGTCGAGAAACTGGAAGCAAAGGAAATCGTGCGGAAGTTCATCCCCGGCGTTATCACTGACGTTGTGGACGAGACCGACAAACTGGCACAGACTGCTGGATACGATCACTTCTACGAGTTTGCTGTTGACATTCAGAGAGAAGGCAAGAGCGGGCATAACCGCAGCGAGAAGCTATCGCGGTGGTCGGATGCCGCACAGCGTATAGAAGCCACGGAGAAGGCGACTGGCCTCAGCGAGGGTGACGCCTCTGATGGCGGATACCTCGTGCCGGAGGAGTTTAGGGCGACGCTGTTGCAGCTTGCGCTTGAGGCTTCAATCGTGATGCCTCGGGCGGTCAAGATACCGATGGCAACCAATAGGGTTGCTATTCCTTCGGTTGTTGTAAGTTCCCACGCCTCAACCCTGTTTGGTGGAGTAGTAATCTACCGACCGGCAGAAGGCGGAGCTAAGACGGAATCCAAGCCAGCCTTCGGCAAGGTGGCGCTGACGCTACACAAGCTGGTTGGATTGGTCTATGGAACTGACGAGTTACTGGAGGACTCCCCAATAAGCCTTGAGCCGTTGCTGACTAAGATGTTCAGCTCGGCAATCGCCTATACACAGGATGAGGACTTCCTGGTGGGTGATGGCGTGAACAGGGCACTGGGAGCCTTCAATGCAGCCAACCCATGCCGTGTGGCTGTGACCATCGAGACCGGGCAGGATGCGGATACGATAGTATCTGAGAACATCCTGAATATGTGGGCCAGAGTGTATCCGGCTTGCAGGAGCAAAGGTGTTTGGGTAGCCAGCCCTGACTGCTTCCCTCAGCTTGCTACGATGAGCCTCGCTGTTGGCACTGGTGGTATTCCCACCTGGCTGCCTGCTGGCGGACTGACCGCCTCGCCGTTTGAGACCCTGATGGGGCGACCACTGTTCTATTCTGAGAAGATGCCGGTGGTAGGAGATGCGGGAGACATCGGGTTTGGCGACTTCAGCCAATACCTGGTCGGCGAAAAGGGTGGAATTAAGACCGCTCAGTCTATCCACCTGAAATTCGACTATGACGAAACGGCCTTTAGGTTTGTGTTGCGATATGACGGGCAGCCCTGGTGGCAGAGTGCGCTGACGCCTAGAAACAGCGGAAACTCTCTCAGCCCATTCGTAACGCTGGCAGAGAGGGCGTAAGGAGGATAGAAATGCAAGGATTACTCTCACAGAATTGTGCAATA